GTCGAGTCTCGTGGGCTCGGAGATGTGTATAAGAGACAGCCTTAACACCTCTTTGTTGTTAAGAAATAACACTTGACAAAAATTGACCCATATGTTATAATAGAATTGGTACCCTAAAATACCCTATTTAATGTTAACAAATTGTTCACATTTAAGCCCTTGACAAACACATGCTTAAGGTATATAATAAATATGTAACAAATTAAATCATCTTAACCGAAAGGGAACAGAATAAGCAGGAAATGCAGGGTAAGCGTTTGGGGCTACATCATGAGTAATTGGTAATTTGCCGTGATGAACGTGAAAGCGGTTCAAATGTCACATAGTGACATGTAGCGGACGGAATGATGTGTAAAGACTTGTAACCCGGCAAAATGTGTCGAAAGTACGAACAAGAGTTGAATAGGTGCAAAGTGAGCGAGTAGTTGAGAGACGTTGGAAAGTTCAGGGTTGACCGCAACCACACCAAGATTATGAACTTGTTAAGCGAACAGACACTAAGCGAGATGACACAGCAATCTGTTTCCTTAGGTCAAGAAGGTTTGGGTTATTCTATTATCGAAAACTAATAAATATAAACAATAACAAACAAGGAGGAACCAACAATGACAAAGACAGAGATTATACAAGCCCTCATGAATGACTACCTCGATTGTGTGTTTCGTTCAGCATCCCCTGACGACCCCTCATGCGACGATGAATACCTTGAAGGAGTCCTTGACGGTCGTGCACGAGGCATGTTATACGCTATTAAGCTATTAAAGCAAAATGAATCAGACCCAAAGCCACAACCTAAGCATATTACAGAAGTTCCAGAAGGGATAACCTTATCACAATTATATTTAGCCAACACAAATTGGGCTTCAAATTCGTTGTTACGAATAACATTGAATAGGACTGAATTGGATGCCATGACAGCGCATAAAGCACTTATTAGATATGGCCATTTAAAAGTAAGCTCATTTGTAGAAAACCATGTTTATATCAACGACGTAAAGGATAAATAAAATGAATAAACAAGATTTAATTCAGTATGTACGTGTTCAGTATACCACCACAGCAAGATAGTTCACATTTACTTGATATAATGAAATCCTAAGGAGGTGAACATAGATGCTAAAGACGTTATTCGAACAAATGATTGAGCAATACAACACATGGTCTATTTACAAGTTGCCTAAATCTGATTCACCGTTCACCAAGTATAGGCTCAGCCCCTTAGGTGAAACATTCTCAATGATTGTTGAACTTAACACACAACATTGGGTAAACGACTTTAATTTATTAATAGAGTTAATAAACAAAGAAATGTATGTAATAATGTCTATCAAATTTTACTAACCAGTTGTCAACGCCTACACCCAACCAATAACAATTCACAGAAACCTCACTCACTGTGCAATGTATAAAATGTCAAGTAGGCGTTAACATAAAGAATCCATTAACTAAATCAAACAAGAAAAGGAGAGAAACATCATGGCAAAAGAATCAATGGTAACAAGAACAATCATCAGCACACAGGTAACGGTATTAGGCGTAGACGAGGTAGCCGGAGAAGCAACAAACGCAACCTACAACCTGCCCGGCGATTACACCGACAAGGCCAAAGCTCTTAAGGCTGTAATCAAAGCCAACACCGTAGAAACCTACCATCCGTCAGTCGTCGTAGACATGAAAAAGGAAGAGCGTGTCTTAGGTATCCCGGTATCCAAGTTCCTGGAACTGGCCGTAGAAGTAGAAAGACCGAAATCCCAGCAGAAGAAAGAAGCCTAACCAACAACTACAACAATCAAAGAAAAGGAGATTAAACCATGATAATTACATCTATGAGCAAAGAGGATTTCACCAAAGTTGAATTGTACCGCATGACCAAAAGTCCAGCGATTGTTTCCGTGAAAGCAGTCGAGGATGGTGCAACGATGGAACCACACGGATGGTTGACATTTGATGATGAGAACGCTAAAGGAGAAACCTCCCACATGCTTTCCATCATCGGAACTGGTTATGACGGACAGGAGGTTGTATGGTCTTGCCAGTCGCAGACATTTAAGAACAATTTCATGGACTTATGGAACATGTTTGATGGTGCACCATTCACGTTGAAAAAGATATCAGGTGTAAGCAAAGCAGGACGTGAGTACGTCAACTGCGACCTTGCATAATCGAACGGAATAACCGGGGAGGGTAAACCTCCCCACTATTTTATCCAATCAGGAGGTGTTAGCATGACTATGATATGTTGTGAGAACTGTAAGCATTTTTTATTTTGTATACCAAGTGAGGAACCATGTTTATCCTGTTTGGCAAAGGACGATAGGATAGAGTATTGGGAACCAATCATAGAGGAGGAGTGTGAGGATGAGGACGAATGGTTATATTAGAATGCCATATTTGTGCATATTATGAGATAGACATACGGGAAGAACCTTGTCTTACTTGTTTGATAAAAAGTTATGTGGAAGGAGACAAAGAAGTGTTTGAGGAGGTAAACGATGGCGAAGAAACCTAAAACAACCGATGTGCGCAAAACACAATTATCAGACGTGAAGAAAGCATATCGCAAGGAACGCCGCCGCATTCAGAAGCAGATACGCCGCATGGAAAACCGTGCCTATGACGTTCCAGATTTACTCCCTGATATACCCAAACGCATCACCAAAGCAAGTGTAAACAGACTTAAGAAAATAACCACTGAATACTTATACTCCAGGTCACGTTACATAGATACCGAAACAGGCGAAATCCTAACAGGTGAACAGGGGCGTAAGCAGGAACGAAAAGAAGCCGCACAAAGAGCGGTGCAGACACGTAAGAAACGCAAGCGTGAATCAGTAACACTGCCAAGGCAACCAGTAACCCCTCTGGCAGAAGTTGATTACGTGGATTTCACGAACCAGATATTTACTGTATTTCAGATGGAAATGACACAGATATATGGGCGTAATGAAAGGCTATTTAACTACCTCACACGCTGGTTTAACATGGCACGTGCACGTTATGGTGATGAGGACTTTGCAGAAGCACTAGAGCAATCAAAGGCAGACGGTATGTGGCCCGGATGGGAGGGAGTATCTGACACCGAAATACTGGTCGGTAAACTTACAGGTATATTGGAGTTAATAGGCGGAACAGCAGGTGGTCGTGAGGAAATCATCGAGAGCCTGGAAGCAGGTGAGGAATGGGAAGAAGTCTGACAGAATTTATAGACCCACAACTATTGGAGGATTATAAGAATGTGCGAATACGCAATTATGAGTACTACGTTTGCGACTTTGAAACAACGGTATTTAAAGACCAGACATACACGGAAGTATGGGCCGCCGCAATGGTCAAACTTGGCACGGAAGATGTAAAAATCTATAACTCCATTGGAGAGTTCCTGGACGGAGTATTTGACTTAGGACGCAATGTAGTAGGATACTTCCACAACCTTAAGTTTGATGGGAACTTTATCATCGATTATCTTTTGCGTAACAACTACAAGTGGAACAGAACATCTGAACGTAACATGAATAACAAGGATTTTAAATGCGCTATCAGCGATAGAGGTGCGTGGTATACAATCACCATTAAGAGCAAGAACAACATCATTGAGTTTAGGGATTCTCTTAAGCTTTTACCGTTCAGCGTGGAACGAATCGGAAAGTCATTTAAGACGAAGCACAAGAAGCTTAACATGGAGTACGAAGGATTCAGATACGCAGGATGTGTGATTACTCCAGAGGAACGTGAGTATATCGCTAATGATGTATTGGTAGTTAAGGAAGCACTTGAAATCATGTTTGATAGGGGCCATCAGAAACTGACAATTGGTTCCTGCTGTCTGGAGGAGTTCAAGCAGACGTACGATAAGCAGGACTACCAGAATTTTTTCCCGGATTTAACGCAGGTGGAAATTGATGAGGAGACATACGGAGAACGGACAGCAGATGCATACATCCGTCACAGTTACCGTGGAGGATATTGCTACCTTGTTAAGGGCAAAGAGAATAGAATGTACAACGGAGGATGGACAGCAGATATCAATAGTTCTTACCCTTCCAACATGTCATCAGAATCAGGAAACTACTATCCAGTAGGAAAGCCACAGTTTTGGACAGGTGACATTCCTTATATAGCTAAAGAAAACTATTATTTTGTAAGAATCAGATGCAGGTTCCAGATAAAACCAGGAATGTTGCCAACCGTGCAGATTAAAGGAAGTTACCTCTACGTAGGAACTGACTATCTAACAACCAGTGATTATTATGATTATAGTACAGGAACGCACAAACGTTATTACATGAAAAACGGCAAGTTGCATGACAGCTATGTAACCATGACCATGACAGGAGTAGACTACGAGTTGTTTCTTAAGCACTACAACGTATTTGATTTAACAGTATTGGACGGATGCTGGTTTAGGCAGGAGATTGGGCTGTTTGACGAATACATGTATAAGTATAAGAAGATTAAGGAAAACAGCAAGGATGCTGAAAGAGAGTTGGCAAAGCTTTACCTTAACAATCTATATGGCAAGTTCTCAGCCAATGACCTATCAAGCTATAAAGTGCCGTATATCAACGATAAGAATGTATTAGGTTTTGAGATTGTAGAAGAGCACGAAAAGAAGCCGGGTTATATAGCGGTTGGAAGTGCCATAACATCATACGCAAGGAGGTTCGCAATCGATGCCGCACAAGCTAATTATCAAGGGCCGGACAGGGACGGTTTCATTTACTGCGATACAGATTCCATTCATTGTAGTGGCGACCCTAAAGACGCCAAAGGAATTAAGGTTCATCCTACAAATTTCTGCGCGTGGAAAATCGAGAGTTATTGGGACAAAGCGGTTTTCGTTAGGCAGAAAACGTATATTGAGCATGTCACTCACAACGATGGGGAACCAGTAGAACCATACTACACAATCAGATGCGCGGGGATGGGGGAAAAAGCAAAACGTGAATTTTTGCAGGAACACGATATAACCGAGTTTAAGGAAGGTTTAAAGTTAAACAATATGTTAAAACCTGTTAGAATGCCTGGAGGTATCGTATTGGTAAACAAGGGTTATCATATGACTCCCAAGAAGGTTAACAAGTTCCAGGAATAGAGATGTAACAATATTTGCGCAAGTATTGTTAAAGGGAGGATAAGATTATCCTCCCTTTGTATATCTGAACAGATGGTCTATAAAGTGGGTTTCCAATACCCTATACCCCATTGGCATGTTTTACCATGTGGAGTCCAACAGCGGCAAATTATAGATAACACCTGTAGATACTAATATGATAAAAGTTTTATAAGCATCTGCTTACAGTCCAGGTTTTTAAATCTGAAACACCCTTGGTTGAACAGCATTCGGAAATGATTGATTAACAGTGCGTTTTTAGCTATCATAACGTAGTTGATGTTGTGGTCATCGGTAGTCAACGATAGCTTATTGGGGAAGCTACTATCATATTTATCAGTAACATACATGATACCCAAGCTATCATACTCATATATTGCGTAATGCTTATTAAGGTATTTTACCGTGTAGCAATACCTTCCACGGCCCTCAGGTTTATCGACGAATGAGAAGTTATCGTTAAGGTACACATTCTGACTTGCGTACATGACATAATCGTTTGAAGCAAATGCCCGGTTGAATCCTGAGTCAAGCTGTGCATCACTAGCGGATTGTATGAATCCCTGTTCCAGGACAAATCCATCACCTCTCAGGAAATTAGTATCCTTTTTAAGCCTGTCACTGATTCCCAGGCTAGCGTAGTAAGGATTCAGCAAGCTTACCGTGTTACCGCACATGTACACTGGCACGTAACGAATCTGCTTACCGTTACCACGGGCAATACTGGTATGCACTGATAACAGTTTACGGATTTCATCTGTGCAATATTTGTTTGTCTCGCTTTGAAACTCATCCATCATCATACGTTCCACGTCATTAAACAGGTGACTGTATTTCTTGATTGCGTCAGCGTTGTTAAGCGCAATCGCATAGCCACACGGTTCATCGTTCAAGAACATTTCATGGAATATGCCTTTTGCCATAGGCCTGCTGGTCATTTCATCCTCATGGAAGAACAACCCATGAATATCTTTAAAGAACTTCTCTGCACAATCGGACAACTCATAGTTGAATCTGTAAATTAGGCAGAACTTACCTTTACCCTGTTTGAACTTCTTAACAAGATAACGGCTAAACCATGTTGTCTTACCGCCAGTACGGTTAGTAGTCACCATAAACAGTTCTGGTTCGCGACCGTTAATGTCTTTCATGGACAACAACTTTGTCCCGTCATAGTAAGCCATTCCTAACTCCTCTCAAACTATAGTATCTCTAATTATTGTAACACATTTTCATTGACAAGTCAAGTATAATTTGATATAATAAAAGGTAGAAGGGAGGTGGGACAGAGTGAATGACATTGTAAGCATGATTAGCACCGTTGGTTTCCCAATTGCGCTTACCCTGATACTGTTATGGTACATCTATGACAGCAACAATAAGCACAAGGAAGAAATCGACAAAATGTCAGAAGCATTGAATAACAACACCATTGCGCTGACAAAGTTGTTAGACAGAATGGAGAGTGACAAACATGTTTAAGGGGATTGATGTTTCCAGACACCAAGGTGAGATTGATTGGGAGAAAGTAATCGGTTCTGAGCATTCAGATTTCGCTATCATACGTGCTGGGTTTGGAAACAATAACGTTGATGCTCAGGCACATCGTAACGTAGAATGGTGCGAGAAGCTTGGTATACCATATGGGTTGTACTGGTTCAGTTACGCACTGCATCCAGATATGGCTAAACGGGAAGCTGAACATTTACTTAACTTTGTCGGCTCAAGAAGGCCATCATACCCTCTGGTCTATGACTTTGAGTATGATAGCGTAACGCACTGTAACAAGAACGGAGTTAAGGTAACCCGTGATTTCGTTCTTAAGTGTACAGAAGCATTCTGTGAACGCTTGGAAGAATCAGGATTCTATGCTATGTTCTATACTAACGATGACTATTACCAGAGGTATTATCAGGGTTCCAGATGCGCAGAAAAGTATGACATGTGGTTCGCGCGTTACGCCGCTAATCCCGGCAGACCAGTAACCTTATGGCAAACATCAGAATCCGGTAATATACCGGGCATAGCAGGACGGTGCGACATTGACCAGACAGAAAGGGATTACCCTGCTATCATTATCCGTAACAACCTTAACAATTGGAAGGATGTTTTACATGGCTAATATCCAGGTTGCTTATAATTGGGCCGTAGAAGTATGCAATAAACCTAATGTAGGATACTCTCAGCAGTATCGTAACCAGCGCACTGTTAACGGCATAACCTATTATGATTGTTCTTCGTTCATATGGTATGCGCTGTTAGCAGGAGGTTGGGATTTAGAATCTAAATACGGAACATGGCCCTTTACCACATCCACTATGGCTAACATTTTAGTACAGGAGGGATTCACACGTCACGAACCATCAGTCCCATGGCTGAAAGGGGATATCCTTCTCAAGTCTACCCACACTGAAATGGCGTTCGATGCGACAAGAACCATGGGAGCGCATACCAGCACGGTGCCGTTAGACCAGCAGGTATCAATTAACGCGAATGATTCCCGTGGAAACTGGTTGCACCTATACCGTTACGGACATGGCGCGGTCAGTGAATGGATTAAAGGCAACCGCTATCTCGCAATAGGTGAGATGCAGAACAACGCTACCATTCAGTTTGCATACTTTATGGATAAGGGATGGACAGCAAACGCCGTGGCAGGTATGCTGGGCAACCAACAAGTGGAATCAACCCTAAACCCCGGTATATGGCAGAACCTGACACCGGGGACAGGAGGGTTTGGTTTAGTACAATGGACACCCTCCACCAACTACACCGACTGGGCAGACCAGCACGGATATGCCCATGATGATGGTAACGGTCAGATGGAATGGATAGATACGGAGACCGTGCCATTCGGCCAATGGATACCTACATCCCAATACCCTGAGACATTTACAGAGTTCAAGGCAAGCACACAAACGCCTGAGTATCTTGCAGATTGTTTTCTAAAGAATTTTGAGCGTCCATCAGAAATTGACCAGCCGAAACGGCAGGAGTACGCAAGGTATTGGTATGATTGGTATGAGGGACATTATGTTCCGCCGCCCAATCCACCGGGGGCACCGGACTGGAGACACAGAATGCCATTGTATATGTATCTTAAAAAATTATAAGGAGGAAAGTATGGCAGTATTAGACAGGGATAACTTTTTTAATCGCATCAGGGAACGCCTTGGCGAGGATGATTCCGAGGAAGCATTATCCTACCTTGAGGATATGACAGACACCTGGGACGATTTAGAACGCAGGGCCAGCCGCGAGGGTGAGGAGAATTGGGAGGAGAAATATAACAACCTCGATGCAGAATGGCGCAAGCGGTACAGGGATAGGTTCTTTAGCACCATCGAAGGTGCTAAAGAGGACCAGGAAGAGGACATTAAGGACGATGGAAAAGTCCGTAGCTTTGAAACATTATTTGAAGAAAGGGAGGGCGAATAAATGCCTATTAAGCCAGATAAAGTCACAATGAATACCGTGACCGCAAACGCGGCACAGCTGTACAGGGCAGAAGCAACCAACGTGAATCTGGAGGGAGTCAGCAACATGAGGTTGGCTACAGCTCAGATTCTTAACACCATCCGGGACAATGCTTCTGCCAATTACCGGGACTACATCCCGGAAGCCGACCCACTCAGTCAGGCAAGCGTACGCCAGATTGGCGGAATCATCATGAACTATCCGGCACTACAGAATGAGTTCCTTAACGCACTCATGAACCGTATCGGACGGGTACTGATAACATCCAAGATGTTCTACAATCCTTGGGCTGGACTTAAGAAAGGTTTGCTTGAGTTTGGCGAGACGGTGGAAGAGATTTTCGTCAACATTGCAAAGCCATTCCAGTTCGACCCAGCTGTGGCTGAAACAGATGTATTTAAGCGTGAAATTCCGGATGTAAGGGCCGCTTTCCACATCCTTAACTATCAGAAGTTTTACAAGGCTACAATCAGCAACGACCAGCTTAGACAGGCGTTCCTTTCTTGGCAGGGCATTACCGACCTGATTGCCAAGATTGTTGACAGCATGTATACAGGGGCTAACTATGACGAGTTCCTGACCATGAAATACATGCTGGCACGTAACATCTTACAGGGACGTATGAACGTGACAGAGATTGCCACCGTCACCGCTGAGAATGCAAAGACAATTGTTTCCACCATTAAGGGCATAAGCAACGTGTGGGAGTTCCCGTCCACTAACTACAACCTGTCCGGCGTAACAACGCAGACAGAGAAGCGTGACCAGATTCTGCTAATTAACGCAAAGTTTGATGCGCTCATGGATGTGGAAGTTCTTGCCGCCGCCTTCAACATGGAGAAAGCTGAGTTCATGGGCAACCGTGTCCTGGTTGATAGCTTCGGTTCACTTGATACAGCAAGGCTTAAAATCCTGTTTAAGGATGACCCCAACTTCGTGCCGATTAGTCAGGATGAGTTACGGGCTCTTGACGCTATCCCGGTAGTTATGGTTGACAGGGATTGGTTTATGATATTCGACAACTTCTACAACTTCACCGAGAACTACAACGGACAGGGGCTGTACTGGAACTACTTCTACCACACCTGGAAAACGTTCAGCGTTTCTCCGTTTGCCAACAACACTATATACGTTGGAGGTGCACCAAGCGTGACAAGCGTAACTGTTTCTCCTGAAACAGCAAGCGTAGTTAAGGGGCAGAATATCAAACTGACATCAACCGTGGTTACAACCAACTTCGCTCCTAAGTCAGTTGTATGGTCACTGACCGGGGCAACATCCTCAGATACACATATTGACATTTACGGTAACCTGTACGTGGCCGAAGATGAGACAGGCGTAACCCTCACGGTGACAGCTACATCAACCTTTGATTCCGCCAAGGCCGGAACAGCTACAATCACCGTAACGGGAAACGCATAATACTATCAATTCAGAAGCTTGAATTGATAGGTGACAATTTGTATGCAACCATAAACGAGGGCGAAGGTATGACAGTATATGGTGTTAATGTGATAAACGGGCACCTCATAGCAACATACAGGGAAGGTGATGAATTGGCTACAGTAGATTTAGGTAAAGTTACCGGGGATACAGGTCCTCAGGGGCCGCCCGGAGAAAAAGGTGCAACAGGCCCGGCAGGTGCGACTGGACCAGCAGGTCCTCAGGGGCCGAAGGGGACAGATGGTAAAACCCCCACGTTTGCCATCAACGAAGAAGGACATTTGATTGCCACTTACCCAGATTGATATAGGGTTGGTAGCATTCCTTCCACCGCCGATTATTAGTAACGTCAGGATAGAGCCTACCCCTCCATCACTTAAGATTAGAGGGGTGGCTACTTTATCCGATAAGGTGTGCTATGTGTATGTAATCATCAAGAGCGGAACTGAGACAGCTACACTTAAGTTCCCAACACCTATTGCACCTTTTGAAACAAAAATCAGCATTAATGGCGTGATTAGTGAGTTACAGTTTAGTGGGGATTTAAACGTAACACCTAACCAGACCATTATATGGAAGGAAGTGTATCAATGTACGTAGCACCAAACAGTAACGTCAGGATACTTAAAAATGTACCCCTTGACAACACGTATAGGAACACGATATATTTTACTACAGCTTCTGCGCAATCGGCTTACTTTAGCACGCTGACTAAGTTTAACAATCCGGCGTTGTCATATGTAAACCTTAATGAGCCAATAATGATTGGTATAAACGCAGAACAGCTGTATGATTGTAACTACATGATGTTCCAGAACGCATCGTTTGGAACTAAGTGGTTTTATGCATTCATAACATCTGTTAAGTATATTAATAACGAAACGTCTGAAATCACGATGGAAATTGACGTTATGCAGACCTGGTTCTTTGACTACACCGTTAATCCATCATTCGTGGTTAGAGAACACTCACTTACAGATGGCATAGGTGAGAACCTTGTGCCAGAGGATTTAGAATTAGGTGAATATATCTTTGACACCGCCTACAGAACGGACTACATGAATGATTATTCGGTGGTAGTAGCCGCAACCGTTGACAGTACAGGACAGCCAGGAACCAGCACTGGGGGATACGGAAACATCTATTCTGGTTGTTGGTTACATGTATTTGATACGTTTCCAGCCGTAGCAGTATTCCTTAACAAACTGGTTAACGATAACAAGGCAGACGCTGTAGTATCTATTTTCATGATGCCGTCAAGCTTCACCACAGCCATGGGTTCTCCTGCTAAACACTACACAGTACAGCGTGATAAACAGCGTGGCACAATAGATGGATATACACCGAAGAATAACAAGTTATTCACCTACCCATACTGTTTCCTATATGTAACCAATCTAATGGGCAATAGCGCAACCTACAAGTATGAATACTTTACGTCAGCTAACTGTGTGTTTGATTTTGCCATGGATATGTCACCTAACCCAACCGGGATGCTTACCCCTTTAGGGTACAAAAATGTTGGGGCTAACTACAACGAAGCAATGACAATCAGTGGCTTCCCTCAGTGTTCATTCACCACGGACACATACAGAGCGTGGCTTGCGCAGAACGGTTCAAACATGACCATTGACATGTTAGGTAGTGCCATGGCGGCTTCGGTCGGTGCACTTTCAGGTGGCCCTATCGGTGCGATTGGTGCTGTTGGTGGGTTTACCAACGTGGCTAAAACACTCGCACGTGTTAACGCTATATCAGCACAACCACCTCAGTCACACGGCTCTCAGTCCAATACAGCGCAGGTTGCATTTTCGATTAAGGACTTCTGGTTTCTTAACTATCACGTTAGGGCCGAGTTCGCAAAAATCATAGATGATTATTTTAACACCTATGGGTACGCAACTCACCGTGTTAAGGTTCCCAACCGCAGTCAGCGGCCCCATTGGAACTACGTTAAGACGCAGAACTCTAACCTGACTGGTAGCGTTCCAGCCGAGGACATGGCTAAACTTAGAGGTATATATGACAACGGGCTTACGTTCTGGAGGAACGGTTCAGAAGTGGGTAACTATGGCCTGGATAACAGAGTGGGAGGAGGTGCATAATGGCTAGAGGACGGAATAACGTAAACGGACCAAAAGGTGACAGGGAGTTTTGGAACGCTAAAAAGTGTAATGACTGGACGTTCATACAGTACTACAACCGCTTGGTTGACCTGTGCATATCTCAGTTTGAGTGGATTAACTTACCGCCAACCTGTGACAGGAGATTCCTTGAACTTACGCTTATGGCAGATGGCATGGCTGTATTCTTTAGAGATGAAATCATGGGCTACCTGTCATTGCAGTGTATGATATCAGGGCCACTTGATGTATACAGGATACCTATCCTTCGTAGGGCATACGCCAGTAACGGATATCAAATGCCGCTGGATAACCTTAACAGTGTGCTTATATTTAACAACTCATTGCATACAAACAGCCAGTTGGATATCGAAATGTACGCTTGGAGGTTATACGAGGTACAGAGGGCGATTGACACCAACATCAAATTACAGAAAACCCCAAAGATTGTTAAGTGTTCAGAAAACCAACGGTTGACCATCATCAATCTGTTTAAACAGTATGAGGGTAATTACCCATTCATATTTGCTGACAAGGCCATGGACCTAAAGGGACTGGAATCCATCGACATAGCCGCCCCTTATGTGGCTGACAAGCTGATGGTCATAAAACAGCAGATATGGAGCGAAGCTATGACATATCTTGGTATTGCAAACACTAACACCTCAAAACGTGAAAGGCTTAACACGTCTGAGATATCCGTGGGCATGGGTGATGTGGAAGCACAGAGGTATACGCGATTGATGGAAAGAGAGATAGCCGTTGAAAGGATTAACGCTATGTTTGGGCTTGACTTGGATGTTAAATACAAACAGGTGATACCAACATTGCCGGATAACCTGGAAGACGGTGAGGAAGGAGAAACTGAGGAAAGGGAGGTTGACGAATGAGTGTATACACAACACAGTTAAGATTCATATGTGAGGCAGAAGCTGGACTTAAGAAAAGCGTTGGATACGAAGATGTGGAAACAGTCATTCAGAATGCCATACCTAAGATATTCAGCTTCAATTGGCCCATCTTCGATGAGACTTATAGAAATGTACTTGAGACAAAAATCCTTAAGCATTACTATACTAGGGAGATTGGATTAGAGACATATGGTCTTTGGAAACTCAAACTGGACACTAAGCTTAACGAGATTATGCCGTACTACAATCAGTTGTACAAAAGCGCACTGTTAGAGTTCAATCCTTTTTACGATGTTGACTTGACCAGAAACCATACTGGAAAGAAAACCGGAACGGAAGCACTTAAAGGAAATGTAGATGTTAACGGTCAGGTAATTGTTGACAACCATGGTAACGTTAACACTACAGATAACACCACAGTTGACAATATGACAACATCGGAAAACATCGATAAGTATTCAGCTACTCCGCAGGGTGCGATAGAGTACTTAAGAAATGATAAGTACCTGACAAACGCACGAATGATTAATGATAGCAACAAGAGCAATGGGACAACAAACGGAAAGACAGACACTAGCACGGACAGCACAACGGACACGACAACTAATACGACTACTACCACAACAAATAACACCACCATAAACAATACAGAGGATTACTTAGAAACTGTGAAAGGTAAACAAGGGACTCAAAGCTATGCTGGATTGTTGCTAGAGTTTAGGGAGACTTTCCTTAACATCGATATGCTGGTTATAGAGGACTTGAGCGAATTGTTTATGAACATATGGACTGGAGGTTATCCATTTTGACTACTACAACAAACTTTAAAAGCATACCATTGCTTAGACAGTGGTGCATGTTAACATTGCCAACCGTGTTCAATGATGCGTTAAGCTATGAAGAACAGGTGTGTAAATTAACACAGGCAATCAACGAAATGGCTACCACAATTAACGGTTTACCAGACTACATCATTGAGTTAGTCAAGGAACTGTTAGACCAGATGAACTTAGAAGAGATTGTAAAGCAGGTACTCGCTGATTACTTTTTCATTAACGTTAAGAACCCTCCTGCACCGTTGGTTGCGGCAAAAGGTGATGGTATTGCTAATGATACTGCCGCTATACAGTCAATGATTAATCACGTAAGCGGTAAGAAAAACTATCTGTTCTTTCCAGCCGGGATTTATTCTGTGAACCAGTTAACAATGGTGCCTAATGTTAGCTTGGTGGGGCAGGATAGATTCCAGGCGATAATCAATCTGGAAGCTGGTAGTAATACAGACCTGCTTACTGGGGAGATGGGAAACTGCACAATTAGCAACTTGACATTAAGTGCTAACATGCCTGGACAGACTCAGAACTGTAGTGTTTACCATGGCAATGTAACTAGTATGCTCTTCGATAATGTGATATTTAAGAATGGGTTTGATGTTCTTAGTTTGGACATTGATGGGTTGGTTCAGATGAGCAGTATCGTTGTGGATGGTGCTCAGGGTAATGGAGTCATGATTGGCGGTTCAAGGTGTAGTGTTGATGTTATCGATTTTATGAACACTAGTACTCTCAATAATGAGACATTGTTAACGGTGTCCGGGGCTAACCATGTAATCCAGAATGTGACTTGTTACACTGCTATCAAAAATGGGCTGGTTGTTAACGGCAATAACAATGTTGTCAAGGGAGTGATTCTTAATGCCATTACCCCGGTTACAAACACCGGGACTAATAACAGGATTGAGATTGTGACCACTAACAACAACATTGAGATACAGAATGGAACAGCCAAAACTATATCAGGGCCTTACGAGGTTAGTGCAGCTAGTTCCACTGAAATGATTGCAGGAGATAAGGACGTTATGGCTAATAACGTGGAAATCAGTGCTAGGGGTAATCTGAATGTGCACGGTGCCACTACAGACGTTGGGGCAACCAATGGTGTTACAGTTGCTGGAAAGGATGTTACATTAAACCCGACTAATCCGTTAGGGTACAAAGCACCTCAGGTTCTTAATGACTACTTCAAGTATGTCGAGTTCCAGAACAACAATACTGTTTATAATGTGCTAGTAGCCGGGGACGAGATTCTGAACATAGGTAATCCGTTTAACACGGTAGCTGATATGGTGTCTGGAACAATGGAGAGTGGGTTCGCTACATGTCTTGGTTATTATACGGTGGGTGATAGTGTGCCGTTGTATTACATCATCAAAGACACTGGAACCGCTGATGGGGGTTCGGTCATTGCTCTTGACAATGGTAAGTTTGCTCACGCTGTGTTTGGTGAAGCAGTTACACCTAACTCATTCGGTATCATTGGTCAGCCAGCAGACCTTTCAACTAGGTGGACTAATTATTTGAACTACGTTAATACCACTGCTGGCAAGTACTTCTATCTTCCTGATATGCTGTATTATACACCAATCACGTTGCATGTTAACAAGAGCATCATCGGTAACATTAACAAGACAGAGATTCAGACCAATGCAGTAATTCCTGATGTTCCAGGTGAGACTGTAGGTGCAGTGGTGTGGTTGGATAATCAGGCACACTTTTCAACCTCCAATCTGGAATGCAAGCATATTTACATTAACAGTACTACGGGTATTGGTTTGTACATTAAGGCTGGAACGGCTTATGATGTACAGAATGTGACTATCAATAACGCTACTTGGATTGGGTGCTACATCAGAACTGCGTGGCATAGCCAGTTTAGGGATATGTTCATTAGTTCCGAGACAGGGGCTATCTACAACTTCGCTTACCACTATAATGATACTACGGCTAGTGGCACGACTTGCGTGTTTGAGAACCTTTATTCGTCTGGTAAGGCGGCGAGTGGATATTATTTCGGTAAGTTACAGTATTCATCGTTGATTAATCTGTCTTGCGATACGTTGCCGGGTGAGCCGGATACGATTTACACTATCTGGAATAGCACGGTGGATATCAGCGGTATAGGGGCAGAGCAGATGAAAGCTAAGAATTTCATTACTATGACTAACAGTAATGTTAATATCTCAGCTATAAGCATGGAAGGTGTTACGTTAAGTGAGTATGTATTTTTACAGTATGGTGGCGGAAACCTTACGGTTGACAGTGGTTATATTCCGACTCCTACTAGCGGTAAGCTGATTCACTTGGATGGTCAGACGGCTACCGTGTATAGCGTGATTAACTGGAATCTGACTAAGGCCGTGGATAAGACTAACATGATTGTTAAGACTGGTAATGTGGTTTATACGGCTATTGTCAATGGGTATAATGATATAGCGGTGGGTAGCAATAACGTGGCGTTGAAATCAATAATTACACCTTAAGGAGGTAAGTAGATATGCCGGATATGTATGATAACTATAGACTGATTGAGGCAGCGAAGGTGAGAAGCGTGGAGAGGATAGAGAATGGCATTCAGTTGACACCTGAGGATGTGGTTGTCAAGATTGAAAGGAACAATGGGGCTGAGGATTACTATGCTGGCTTTAGTGATTATCACGGACCGAGATAAGAGGATTAAGGGAGGGCAGTGGCTCTCCCTTTTCTTTAACAAAACATTTACACGTGTAAATATTTCGAAGGTTCAAAATTTTGTACTTTGCTTAAGGTTAACGTATGAGTTGGGGGAAATGGTAAGGTCGAAAAACTGTCTCTT